CCAGCGGCTGACGTAGCATCAAAACCATCGACAAATACATCAGCATCTACCATACCAACGTCTACAGTAAATGTAGAACCGTCAGAAGCAGTATCAACTTCAATACCTGCGTTCATTACCATTACACCTTTAGGAACGGCAATGACAGGAACGACATCAGATGCTGCAAGAGCAGAACCTTTGTCTGACAAAGCTGTTGCCCAGTTCAGAGTAGTCTGAACCATGTAAGGGTTGCGGCCACGCTGCGAGTTACCACGTGCGGCTTGGAGAGTGTTATCACCTAGTGCCATAATCTATTCTCCTTATACCAAGCAGTACTTGGCGTTGACAAGAGCCTCTGGACGGAGAATCTTGCGGCCATACAGATGCATACCACGGACGATATCTGCAAAGCTGTCCGGGTCGCGGTAGGTTTCAGTCTTGTTGATTTGGTCAGCAGTAGCAACGGCTGATGAATGACCAGCAACAATCACACCAAAGTTATTGGCATTGGTTCCACCTGTAGTAGATGGACCTGTACCAACTTTAGGCAGGTTGTTAGAAACATGGACTTTAAAGCCATGCAGGTTATTCAGAATCAAACCATTCTGCAGACCAGAACCACCAAAGTCTGAATCAAACAGACGTGAGTCTTCGTCTTTCAGAAGTTCAACGAACACTGGGTCAATGACCAACCAACGGCCCTGAGAGTCCACGTTTTGCAGGTCGAGTTGACGACCCATACGTGCAATCACAGTCAGTGGGTTAGTAGTACCAGCAGCAGTTGGAACAGCTTCTGATGCGCGAGGCTTCAGACCGACACAGTTAGCAGCATTACCCGCATTGAAGTCGGATGCATTCAGCTTCATGCTTGACAGCAGTTCGTCAGAACCAGCAGTTGAAACAGCCTTCGTACCGTTAACAGTAGTGTTAACAGTGTCCGGTGTGCCACTGATTGCAGACTGCTTGAAACCTGACAAGTAGCCAAGAACATCTTGATCAAACTGGTCAGCAAGACGGTATGCAGCACGGTTGCTTGAGAGAGACTCAAAGTTTACGTGCGAATGTGCTTCTTCAATGTCGTCAACTTTAAATGCAAAGTAGTTTGCTTTGTCAACGGTCAGTGTGAAGTCTTCATCGTCAAGGTCTTGTGGAGTAATGGTAGTACCACGCTCGTAAGCCTTAACAGTGATTTCGGGTTCCTTGATGATTTTAACTGAATCACCAAAGTTTGCGATTTCACCAAAGTAGTCGTTATTCGTAATCGCGTCACAAACAGCGGCCTTGCGGAATGCAAGCTGCACCTGTTTGGAGTAAATTACTGGGCTAAAATTGCCATTCGGCAAGTTGTTATAACCCGGCGCTCTTGGGAAAGCCATAATCCATCTCCTATTGTTTTGGATTTTTCACAGATGCAAACAGTACAATTCTTTGCAGAGGCTGTATAACGTAGGGTGTACCTTGTAAGTCAGTGGCCGCCGACATACTTAGTAGGCCATGTTATTCAGGTAATCTTGAAGATTTTTGTCGTTTGCGGATTGTTAGGTAAGCAAGGAGCGACCCTGCTTACACTACACTTGACTATAGTTATACTTATTAATAACTACTTGTCAACTCTTTTTTATCGTGCAGAACCAGATAAATCGTAGATAAACTTACCACTACGGATTGCATCCATAATCTCATCAGCATGTTTCTCGTATTCATGTGCTGACATTTTATCTACATCTGACTCTTTCAGATACGTGGAAGCCTCATCAGTTTGTGGCTTACTTCTTTTATCTTTCGGCGCAACTGCCTCTGCTGCACCCTTATCATTCTTGCTCTTAGACTTTTTGCCAATGCCTCTATCTGCTTTGTAGAGGTCAATTGCTCGTGCTGCTGACCGTGCGTCATTATCATTTTCGTACAGTGCGTCCTGTACCCACTTAGGTTGTTCTTCGGCCCACTCGTGGAAGTCATCGCTGTCACGAATCTCGCCGAAATCTGGATGCATCTGCATCAGAGATGCTTCTGCTTTTTCTTTAGTTGCAGTATTCTGCATCTCATCAATTGCTTTGATTCGTTCTTCTAGTGCAGTTGCTTGCTCACTAGCTTTCTTCATTGCAATTGTTTCAACGATAGCTGCTACGTCTGGGTATTCTTTTGCCCACTCTTCAATGTCCTCATCAGACTTGGGCAGTTTCATTTCTTTTTTTGTAGCATCTGAAAGCTGACGCTTTAGTTCTGCAAGTTCAGACTTAAACTCTTCTGCTTGTTTCTGTTGATGTCGGCGTAGGTCAGAGTAACGCTTTTTAAATGTTTTCTCTTCTGCGCTAGTAGGTTCAGCTTCTTGCTCTGGTGCTTCTTCTTCACCATCACGTTCTTTCATTAGCTGTTCTAGTTCTTCCTCATCGCGCTTAACTCGTTCTTCTTGCGTGTAAGGTTTATTAACAAATGCCGCCTTTGGCGTAGTCTTCATTTCTTCTGCCATGATTGTATCGTTCATGTCATTCTCCTTGTTGGGGCCACCGTAGCCACACTGTTGGGTGTGGGGAGTGAGTAGCCAACATATTGTGGATTATTTTTTAGAAGCTAATCCACCACGCTTCATCTTTTTTTTAGCTTTGGGTTTTGGTGCTTCCATTAAACCGCCTTTAGCACGGAATCTGTCTCTATCTTCAAAGCCTCCACCATAACCGCCACCAGTAGCACCACTTTGAGTGCCACTACTACCTGATGAACCGCTACTAGTACCCGGAGGACCATCTGAAGATTTAGATGAAGAAGTTTTGTTGCTGTCCGGAAATGATTGACCTTGTCCTTTAGTTCCACCGCCATCACCCCGTTTAGGTGTCATGGCAAAGTCTTGTGGTGGATTAACTACGGAAGATGCTGTTCCCTTCCCTCTATTCATTTCAAACGGATTGATAACTTGACCTGTTTTTTTGTCAATATTTTTCTTTGCCGCTTGCTTGATATATTCATTTACTACTCTTTGAGCATTTTGAGAAGTATCTTTGTCATCAGAAGATAGTGCTTCAGCATATTTGTCGGTAACAGCACGTATTCTATCTTGTGTATCAGTTCTATCAATAGCTTTATTAATCAAATCTTGACCTGTTTGATTAGTTAGATTATCTTTTAGTAGGTTATATTCTGTGCCTGTAAGTCTAAATGTAGTATCATCACGTTTAAAGTTTACTGTTACATCTTCAGGCAAAGGTTTTCCTGCTGCTAAACCAAAAGCAGTGGATAATCCTGAACCTATTCCCGGAATAAATCCTTCAGGCATATCAAATGAAACACCGTAAACAACACCGTCTACAGCAAGTCTTCCACCACCCGGTCCAAATCTTGCCTCTTCTTCTCTTTGTCTTTGTTCTTGCCGTTCATCTTTGCTGGAATCTTGAATAACAGAAGTTGTTCCTACTTGTGTAGGTGTAACAGTTGTTTCTTCTACCTTTGGTGCGGTAGGATCGTAAGGCTTATACCCTTCTGTTATTTTTGCTTTCTCTGCCTCATTGAGAGGTTCACCCGTAGCTTTATTATATATAACGTCAATAATGTTTCCTTCATCATTAATAAACTGACGTGTCTCTTGCTCTACGTTAGGTGCGCCACCTCCAATAAAAGGAACATACTCTGGAATTTCTCTTGGTTGATATGTAGGTACAGGTGCTTGTTGTGGCCGTGTAGGTTGTACAAACTGTTGTGATGCAGCTTGTGGTATAGGTGCTACACCTGTAGTTGGTGCTGCTGCTTGTTGAAATCCACTAATGCCATAAACTTGTTGTCGAGGTGTAGGTATGCCCGGAGGAATTGACACAAAGCCTTGACCCGGAACCACACCACCTTCTTGCATTTCTAATTCGTTATTATCGTCTATTTCATCGTCCATGTCAAGATCATTTATATCAAAAGGTAAATCATCTGGCATAGTAGCTTGATCACTATTGCCCATCTGGCCCATCTCTTCCATCATCTTGAGGCCCATTTTGGCTTCTTGCCGCATTTGCATAAGATTGTTAAGACCTATAAAACGAACAACATCAGCAGGAAATACAAATTCACCTTCACTAAGTTGTGCAGGAATGTCATCACGTACTTCTTCTTGTGTAGAGCCGGGAGGTACATCATTACCAGATACAGGGTCTACAGTGCCACCGTCTTGTTCAAGACCACCCTCATTGTATTGTTGTATAAATTTTGAACGATCCATTTTTTCTGGTGACTTAGCAAGCATACGCTCCATTGCATCTGCAACAAGTTTTTTACGTAAAGCATCACGTTCTTCTTTAGTCATTTCATCTATGCGTTCTTGCATTTCAGGAGTAATCTCAAATGTGCCTTCTAAGTCTTCCTTAAAATCTTCATCTGTGGACAAACCACCTTCATCAAACATTTCCATTTGTCTTTTCATTGGTATTGCTCCACCTTCATTTAAATGCCGTAGTACAGGAATATACGGCTTTACCTTTTGATATGTGCTTTTATCTTCTGGTACATCAATTACACGTTCTTCAGGAAAAGAACCTTTTTCTTCCGACATGGGTACATCCGCGCCTGTATCTGAGATAGGCTCGTCTTGATTTATATTTTGTTGTCGCGTAATTTCTCTGTAATATTTATCTGTTCTGTTTCTACGTTTATCTGAATGTGGTATACCCGCTTTTTCAAAACGATCTACAAAGGCATCAGATATCTGACGAGGATTATCTGTTGTATCTAAATACTGCTGTAGAACTTCTGCATCACCTTTACCCATACGCTCTTTATATTTATATTCAATTGAATCTGGGTCTTTAGCATATATCATGCCGATAACATAATCTATTTGAGATTCAGTTGAATCTTCTTTACCTGTATCTTTTAGGTACTCCTGATACCAACTTCTATGGCCCTGATTAGGAGAGTAGTCATCAAATTGGAACAAACCATAACCGCCATACTCTATAGTACGTGGATCAGATGGATCACCGGATTTAGTCTGTTTTTGTGTAAAATCAAAAGAACCACCTGTCTCAACATCAATGTTAGCTAGTATTGCAGCTACTGCTTCATCCCTTAAACCTTTGCTTCTTAAATGATCTATAACACGATTTTTATTTTCGTTATACACATTTCTTTTTTCAGCGGCTAGGGCTTCACGAGTATCATCAGAGGGTTTAGGTTTTGGTAATTCCATTTATCTCATCTCTTAGTTGTTTGAGCCTACGTAGTACTAACACTGCGCCCTGACATCTGTATAGTATTGTAGAATGCTCGGATTGTTCCATTGATTTATGTTGTTCTTTAATCATAATATCAATGTAATTATTGAATGCCTCCCA